CTATCATGGATAACACATTCATAGAAGAGTGGCTCGAATCGCCCCAGACTAGCCTCTACTACTCCCTCCAAGTGATGGGTGATGTACAGGATAAATCTGATGCTTATGCTGCTCTTGATGAGACAGAGGTTGAGGATTATCTTGCGTCACTACTTAACGACGAGGGTCCTGAACCTCAATGTGATTGTGCAGAATGAACCCTTATCAGAAGCTACAAGCGCGGAAGCGCAAATGGACACCAGTGAAGCCTACTGCTGGTATCTGCAAGGAAGGCGCAGAGGAGACCATCCTCCGTGCTCTTGCATTAAGGCACATGGAACTGCCTGTGGGCGATTTTATCACCGATGCTCTTGAAAAAAATGTCCCTGATTCAGCGCGGGAACTCCTGCTATCTAATGTACGGGATGAAGAGAACCACGACCTGGCTCTCGGTTACATTGCCGATGCCTACGGCGTTGATGAGAAAGCTGAGAAGGAAGCGTTTGCGCTACAGAAAGCGTGGATTGACCATCCTGATCACACTATCACCAAGGCGATGGTTGCCGAACGTGCGATTTTCTTTGTTCTACTCCCATTCTTTCGCTTTAACGGTGACGCTGCAATGCGTACAACCTCAGCGGACATCTCAAGGGACGAACAAATCCACGTGGCATGCAATTCGCTCGTATGTACGGAATTGGGTCTCGAAATTTCTCCCAGTCTTGACAAACTACGAAAAGCCACGATTAACTGGGTTATGGCACCATTGACTGCCGGTAACCCCGATAAGTTTTTAGACAAAAAATTTTGGCTGGATTCCAGTGATCGGCTAATGTATGAGGGCAAAGCGCCTGAACTTTCTGCCACACGATCTGCACGGATGCCTGCCTTCTTTGAGCACAGTAATGTCAACCTCCCACAATACGCTTAACCTGCTAGAGACTACTGGTCTCCAAGCTAATGCTATGATCTCTCAGCTTAATGAGATCTTCCCACCCACAACCTTTACACCTGATGACACAATGGAAAAGATCATGTACCGTAGTGGGCAGAGATCAGTTGTCGAGTGGATCATTCAATACATGGAGACAAACTAATGGGCAAGAAAAAACTGAGCAAGTTTGAAGAATACATGCTAAAATTCTACAAACTAGCAGGTAAAGAACCACCAAAAGATAAAAAGAATCTAACTATCTACTTCGGTGGTCAACGTAAAGACCGTCAAGGTGGCGCAAGGCTTGCGGAAGGTCGTCCTATGGCAAACGCCTCTATCCGTAACCCTTACTACGAGAGACCAAAGCAAAACCAGCGACCCCAAGCTCCAGCACCTGCACCGCCGCCACCACCAGCGCGACCACCTGCAGAACCAATCTACCAACCTCAGGAAGAAATCATTGAGGAACTGCCGGAACCGGATATCAATATCGAGAATCCGTATGGTGTTGACCAAAACCCGTTCGCTATCACCAACCCAGGTAAGAAGCGTATCCGTGGTGGCATTGGTCAGTTCGCTAAGAAGAAGCCTAACAGAGGCATGACTGTCAAGTCCAAACTCATTAACGTCTGATGAACACAGCTAAATCAAGATATGATTTCTTGACTTCAGACCGTTCTAACTTCCTTGACATGGCACGTGAGGCAGCAAACTTAACGCTGCCTTACCTGATCCGTGGAGAGGAAGACTACCAGAAGGGAGCACGTAATCTCAAGACTCCCTGGCAATCAGTTGGAAGTAAAGGTGTTGTGACCCTGGCAGCCAAGCTTATGCTTGCATTGCTACCTCCTAACACCAGCTTCTTTAAACTTCAAGTTGATGATAGCAATCTAGATGAAGAGTTCCCTCCTGAAATCAGGTCGGAACTTGATCTCTCCTTTGCTAAGATTGAACGCATGGTCATGGAAGACATCGCAGCTTCTGATGATCGTGTTGTCATTCACCAAGCCTTGAAGCACTTGGTTGTCACTGGTAACGCCTTGGTCTACATGGGACCTAAGGGTCTGAAGATGTATCCTCTCAACAGGTATGTCATCGACAGGGACGGAGACGGTAACGTCATTGAAATCGTGACCCGTGAAAAGGTCAGTAAAAAATTAGTCAAAAAATTTTTCCCAGATTACAAGCCTTCGCTGCCCAATGAGGTGTCAGCCGGAGGTGGATTGGGAGGAGTATCTAACACCTATGGTGAGGACGAGTGTGATATCTACACACACGTGACTCGCAACGGTAAGAAGTGGACATGGTATCAAGAGATTGAAGGTAAGATGGTGCCTAAGAGTAACAGCACTGCACCTGATGACACTTGCCCATGGCTCACACTAACTATGAACCATGTCGATGGCGAATGCTATGGACGTGGACGAGTAGAGGAATTCATTGGAGACCTGAAGAGTCTTGAGGCATTGTCTCAGGCACTCGTAGAAGGCTCTGCAGCAGCCGCTAAGGTTGTGTTCACTGTATCACCCTCGAGCACTACCAAACCAGCCACGCTGGCGAAGGCAGGCAACGGAGCGATCGTTCAGGGTAGACCTGATGACATCGGTGTGGTTCAAGTCGGTAAAACTGCTGACTTCTCTACTGCATTCCAGATGGCGCAGCAACTGACCCAACGAATCAGTGAAGCTTTCCTCATCCTTAACGTGCGGAACAGCGAGAGAACCACAGCCGAAGAGGTGCGGATGACACAGAGTGAGCTTGAAGCTCAGCTCGGTGGTCTGTTCTCCCTCTTGACTGTTGAATTCTTGAAGCCGTACTTGCACCGCAAGCTCTCCGATGCTCAGAAGAAACAGCTCATCCCTAAACTTCCTAAGAAGATTATCAAACCTACCATTGTGGCAGGTGTTAATGCTCTTGGTCGTGGACAGGATGCTGAACAGTTGAACCTGTTCTTACAAACCATCGCTCAGACTATGGGACCTGAGGCTATCGGACAATATGTAAACAGCGGCGAAGTGATTAAACGTCTGGCAGCTGCACAAGGTATTGATGTACTGAACCTCATCAAGACGGAGGAACAACTCCAAGGTGAGATGCAACAACAGATGGAAGCTCAACAGCAGCAGTCACTGATTGACCAAGCTGGACAGCTAGCACAAGTCGAACAGAAACGAGAAGAGAATGCCCTCAACCAACAAAATGCAGGGGTCAACCCCGTCGATGAAGCCGCGGGCGCGCCGGTCCTCTAAGAAACCGACCGTGCCTGAGGCACCGCGTACTGCCGAAGTAGCAGAGAACACTGTCTCTAAGATGACAGAGAAGCCTGCTGCTGAGCTTAAGGTGGAGACACCTGAGCCGAACAAGTACGCACAAAAACCTAAGGTAGGAACACCTACCCTGGGACGTTCACCCAACTATGTCAAGACTGTTGGTCTTGGCAAACTACAAGTAGAAACCGCTAATGGCTACACTGACGTATGATTCCACCCCTGCAGATCAGCCTGAGTTTAACGAGGCTGAGCAGGAAGCTCTCCAAATTGGGGAGCAAGCTGAAGCAGATCAACAACAGCTGCTTGCAGGTAAGTTTCGTGATCCAGAAGCATTGGAGAAAGCTTACCTTGAACTACAATCTAAACTTGGCGAACCTCGTGCAGAGGAAGTAGCCGCTGGTGAAGAGACTGAAGTTGAGGAACCTGAGGCTGACGCTGATGGTACTGAACTGACAGAAGCAGAAGCAGCGGAGCTGACCAACAGTGTCGGTGGTGAAGAACGCTACACTGAGATGCTTAGGTGGGCAGCTGAGAACCTCACTGCTCCAGAGATTGAAATGTTTGATAGTGTCGTAGCTAATGGTGACAAGAACGCCTGCTACTTTGCTATCAATGCACTGAACCAACGCTTCACTGATGCTGTTGGTAACGAGGCACCCCTGGTTACAGGACGAGGTGCCCGTGATACTATGGATGTCTTCCGCTCACAGGCGGAGGTCATTGAAGCGATGAAGGATGCCCGGTATGACCGAGACCCCGCCTATCGCAATGATGTCTTTGCTAAACTAGAACGCTCTAACATTAACTACTGATGACCACCATTACTGAAGACGGCGGACGCCAAAACCTTTACGCTAAAGAACCACCCATGACCTTTGATGAGAAGTACACCGTGTCACACAACGAGAAAGCTGAACAACTGAACGGACGTTTTGCTATGATGGGAGTCATCGCTGCTCTCGGAGCTTACGCCGTAACTGGTCAAATCATCCCAGGTATCTGGTGATGGCTGCTAAAAAGAAACCAGCAACCAAGACTCGCCTTGATAAGTCATGCTGGAAAGGCTATAAGAAACAGGGTACCAAGGTCAAGGGTGGTACCCGCGTCAACAACTGTGTTAAAAAATGAAAGCCGCAAAGAAACTCGTGCAGATGCCTGCACCTTCTAGGTCCAAGTCCAAAGCTAAAGCTAAAGCCAGGAAGGCTTACATCAAGGCAGTCACTGGTCCTAACAAGAAACGCAAAGCTGGCTAATCCACTAACTATTATTTATTTATTATCATGAAATCTATTATTGCTTCCGGTATCCTCCTCGGCATGGCTCACGGCATGGTTGCCCCTGCTATTGCTGGTCCCTACGCAAACATCGAATCGAACTCCGGCTACACTGGTAGTGACTTCGATGGCTCCGTAATTGAAATCCATAAAGGTTACGAAGGTGAGCTTGGTGAGAAAGGTTCTTGGTTCGTCCAAGGCGGTCCTGCTATCATCGCTGAAGATGGTGAGGATGCTGTCACTGAGTTCTCTGGTAAAGTCGGCGCTTCTTATGAAGTGTCCGAAGCTGTTGAGATCTATGGCGAATATTCCTTCGTCACTGGTGATGAGTTTGGTTCCGGCGTGAAAGCTGGCGCCACCTATCGCTTCTGATAACACGGGGCGGCACTGGATGTGAGCCTTGGTCGCCCCTAATAAAAGTGCTCAAATACATAAGATTGTAAACTATAACCGCACTTTTAAATGACCGCTATTCTTTCACAAAGGCAGTCTACCTCCACGTGGGAGGAGTTCTGCCGCTGGGTAACCAGCACCAACAACCGGCTGTACGTTGGCTGGTTCGGTATCCTTATGATCCCGACCCTCCTCGCAGCTACCATTTGTTTTGTAACTGCATTCATTGCAGCACCACCTGTAGACATCGATGGAATTCGTGAACCAGTTGCCGGGTCCCTTATGTATGGGAACAATATCATCTCAGGCGCAGTCGTCCCCAGTAGCAACGCTATTGGCTTGCACTTCTACCCAATTTGGGAAGCAGCCACCCTTGATGAATGGCTCTACAATGGAGGACCTTTCCAACTCGTTGTCTTCCACTTCCTTATCGGTATCTACTCTTACATGGGACGGGAATGGGAACTTAGTTATCGACTAGGTATGCGTCCCTGGATCTTCGTTGCTTACTCTGCACCTGTTGCAGCAGCAAGTGCCGTCTTTCTGGTGTATCCCTTCGGACAAGGATCGTTCTCTGATGCAATGCCACTGGGTATCTCAGGTACGTTCAACTATATGTTTGTCTTTCAGGCAGAGCATAACATCCTTATGCATCCATTCCATATGCTGGGAGTTGCTGGAGTCTTCGGTGGCTCTCTATTCTCT